GGTAGCCTCGCCATCGTCAGCCACTACTTGGAATAAAGCAACGTCGTTAGCATTGTTAGTCGCGTTACCAATACCGACACGGCCATTTGCATGAATACGTAACCGCTCAGTTGATGTAATTGTTCCATCTGGTGTTGTAAAAAAAGTTAGTCTTCCTGGAACATCATTTTCTCCCGGTGTTCCATCAACCTGTCCTTTTATTTCAGCAAATACGTGATCTAGATTCGTACCATCAGCTCCATTAAAAGTAATGGTTCCTATAGTATCATCATTTTGAACAATGGTAGTGGCGGCAGTACTTGTGCCTCTTGATTTACCAA